GTCATACCATATTTACCGTATTAACAGTATAGTGTAGCTTATTTTCCACCTTGATGGAACATGTCTTGCTCTGTAATAACTCTAAACTTTAATCCGTTACGCTTACACCACTTAGTAGCCTGGTCCCACTTGGCGTAGTTGATAGCCACTACCATACGGTCTTTATTGCTCATTTTGCTTTCAATGACGCTTTGTTTTTTAGGTTTTATTTCGATCACTTCGGCAATCAATGTATTTTGACGTGTTTTATAAGTGATCAAGAAGTCTGGAATATAGATACTTTGTTTTCCTGTGACAGGATTACGATAGGGTATTTGGATTGATTCGCTTGCCCATTGCATTACGTTATCGTTGTTGTCAAGGAATCGCATAAATGCCAACTCCCATCCTGATCTGTAACGTGGGACACCTTTGCCTACATACTTAGAGGCGTTTTTAACGGTGTATGGTCCTTGTGCAAACTTGCTCATGCTCTAACATTGCGGGCCGGATAGTAGTTTGGTTGCACTGGTTGTGATACTCCGAGCAACGTACTATTGCTACGCAAGTTGTTAAGATAGTAAGCAATAGTTATATTTAATTCTGCCGGACCGGTTGCTGTTTGTATTTGTTCTAACAAAGTCATAGCAGATATGCCTTGTTGATTAGCAACTCTAAATATAGCAGTTGTAAAATTCTTGGCTGCTTCTTTTGTAGTGTAGATTGATTCAAAATATGTTAGTACCGCATCCCATTCGTTTACTGGAACAACTGATTCAAATCCGTAGAACTCATCAAACACACGGACTGTGAGATCTACATTATAGTTAGGGGCATTAATAGTACTCATTTAATTATACTTTAAAATTGTTAGGTGTGGTTGGTGTTGCTGTAGTAGTCTTGGCTTGAGGAAATATTGTTGATTGCGCTGAGTTAGCCGCATTTCTTACTGCGCCGGGCAAGCTATTTCGTAATATATCTTGTTTCACTGCTTTAGCGTCATTTTTAATAATATTGCTTATTGATGTTTTCTTCAATGTAGCATTTACATTAAGAGCTTTTTGTATCGCGCCAATTGGGTTACCGGATAACAAGTCATCGTATATACCAACACCAGCATCAAGTAATCCGCCTTGTCCTAAGAATGTAGCTTGACTACCTTCGCGAGCCAATGAACTTCTAACTTGATCGTAATGTGCCGGATCACCAAATCCAATTACGTTTGTATCTGGACGTGACGCACCAATAGCGCCTGAATAATATTTTACAGTTTCGTAACGGATCGTGACAGTATGTGTCATTGTTCCGTTACCCTGGCTATAGTCATATGTGTCATGACGCCAATCTGTGATCATTGGGTTAATTAAAACATAGGCAGCAAACTTATGCTGGTTCATTCCGTAAATTTTAATATCTTTGAAAAATTGTGGTTTACCACCAGGGCTTGATGTACCATCACTATATGCTTCTCCGGCATAGCCCCAATCATTTACAAAACGATCATTGGAATAAAGATCGCTAGTGTTATAACTGAACCCTGCTGGTGTTGTTTGTAAGTTGCCACTTGTGCCATCTATATTAGCAACACCTTCATACTTATTGGCAGAATCTTTATAATAATAGTTTAAATAATTATACCACAAATTGCGAATTAAATCACCACCGTCATCGTTAAATGTTATTTGAACTGGTTGATATTCAATTTTAGTTTGTACTAAGCGTTTGCGATTGTATTGATTTAATGTATCAACACTAATTTGATAGCTAGGGAGATCAATTGTTTTAACTGATAGTCCTATGCTGGCAGCATCACCGTTGCCAAGCATGGCTGATACACCGGGTATCTGAGTGTTTAAAGTAAAATATGTATGGAAGAGAAACTTGAGTCTAGGAGCAAGTTCATATCCGTTCGTACGAAAGGTTTTACTAGCGTGGGTATAATCTCTTAACCCGTTATCGCCAATAAAACCTTTTAAGAAGTCTTGTCCAAAACTCATTAGAGTCCAGTAGTTACGCCAGTAGCAACGTCTCCTGCTCTACCAACTAATGTACCTGCTGAGCCAACACCGCCACCAATAATTTGGTTAGCATTATCAAAGGTAATGGTTAATGCAATAGTCATTGCTTCACTGGAACCGTAATTAGCATCACCGTAATTTACTGATTTCAAGTAGCAACCATACAATTCCCATGATTCAAGAACGATTGGTTCTACAGCACCGTTGCCGCCGTCAAGAACTTCAAATTTAGTAATAAACTTATAGTCAATACCGGCACTGGCACTGGCCATTTCCATAAAGTCTAATTGTTTCTGTAGTTGTTCGCCAACTAGTTTTTGTACATTTGCACCAGCATCATCACGCAAGTTACATGTAACATCAGCCCATGTATGCTTACCGGCCATTTTAATTGTTGAATTATAAATTGGAATATCAATTTGTGCAAACTCAACCGAAGGGCGAGCAAAGTCAATTACTTGCTTAGTTAATTCTGTTACAGGTGCAGCGTTACTAGCGGCTCCAAAATTTTCAAACATCACTCTAAAGCGATATTTAAGTTTGGGCATTAATACGCCTTGTGTCGAAGCACTTTGGTCACTGGCCAAAGGAACTGTCATTCTGCTTAGTGATGATACGGCCATTTGTTGTTCTCCTATATACTGTTATTTATGGTAGTTGAGTCTGGTCAAAAAAGGAGTGTTGCCACTCCTTTTCCTTAGCTAGCTGTGCCAGATATCTCTCCTGTGTTCTTAATACGAACTGGAATGTAGACAAACTCGACAGCCTTAACTGGCTCGATAGCAATATCAACATACAATTCATTACGATCAATACGAGCTGGCGTATTGTTTGTTAAGTCACAAACAACCAAGTAGTCATACAAACCACGCTTGGCGACCAAGTCAATCATCAAACCGTCAATGGCATTCTTAATCTGATTACGAGTAATCTGATCATTTGGCTCAAACAAGTATTGCTTACCAATAACATCTAAACGTCCACGGATAAACGCAACTAAACGTGCTACGTTGATACGATCCATTGCTGTTGTAAGCGATGTAGTTGTTTTATTACCAAAGTTAGTAATACCAACACCAGGGATAAAGGTTATTGGGTTAATTGAATTTTCATACAATACATCACGTAAACCTTGACGTACGCCTAGTGGTTCAAATTCGCCAGAAGCGGAATTAATATAACCAATTTGTAAAGCATTGTCAACCACACCACGACGTGTTCCTGCTGGAGCAAACCAAGGGAACGATACTTCGTCACTGCGGATAATTGTTCTAATCATCATATGACTCGGTGCTGTTACTACAGCACTACCACTTAGGTCAGTTGTTTGGCAACTTGGATAGAATACACCCATGTATTGATTACCTGCAATTAAGCCATCACCTGTGTCTAAACCTAAGCCATTATTGTTACTTGCCCATGTCAAGATATCTTGTGGATCTAAACGCAACGGTGTATCACCAACAACAAATGCTGTATTGTTACGCTCATTATTGAGAGCAATCATATTAGGCATTAATTCTGGATATGCTGGTGTTGCTATTAAGTTGAATTGACGCTGTTCTTCACGTATATCAGTATTCACATCAATACCGGACTTCATAGCAGCAACAATTAACGCACGTTGAGCTTGACGACCCATGTAAGGAGCACCATTATTTTTTAGTCCGCTTGCTGTTACCCATGCATTGGTTTCGGTTGGCAATACATCATCTGGGAATGTGTCAGAATTAAAGTAATTTATTTGGTAACTCTTAACATTAAATCCTGAACGGCGTGAGTTAAACAATAACATACCTTCTGGGTATAGTGTAGAAACTGGGGCATCTAAGTCCAAATAATCACTTGTTAGTAAACTAGTAATTGTCGGGAAAGCACCTGTTATAGGATCTGTAGTACCATTTGGTGCCCAACGAGCATCAGCAAATAATATACCATTTGTTGTTGTTTGATCAGTATTGTCAACTACTACCCATTGATCTTGTCCACTAACTGATTCCCAGCGACTAATTACTGGATAATTTTCTAAATCACTTGTGTCAACCCACAAATCACCATAAACTAATGGAGACTCGGATTCGTCAGTTTGTGTTGTTGGTGCTGTAGCACTGATAATAGGACCAGTAGCATTAGTAGTACTCAAATCGTAACCACGAACATCGTTTGTTACGTTTTGATAACCTTGCCATGTTCCGTTATCTTGTACCATAATGTCAACTTGATCTGTGGCACTATAGTACCACAAACGGCCATCTAATGGATCTTGGTCTGGGGCATCATCGCTGGAAGTATATGTAAATGTCGGAGTAGTAACCCAATTACTTAATGATATGCCAGTTACAACTCCATTTTGATAACGATTAGTCACACCGCGAACACTTGTGTTAAATCCGGCTGCTGTTACAGGAGTACCAATTACATTAACTAATACTATATTTCCACCTGCGGAATGTGTAAACACAATTGCACCTGCGCTGTTAGTAGTAGCACTAACATAAGGAATATTTGCGGCACTGACTGCGGCAATAAAATCGGCAGTTGTAGTACCAAGTAATGTGGCTGTAACGGCTGTTGATAACGATTGAGTTCCTGGAGCAGTTGCTCGAATAGTAAATGTATTGTTAAGTACAAACGGTCCAGGGGTATCGTCATCGCCGGTTATTTCTGTTGCACCAGTTGCAAATCGTTCAAAGATAGTAATTCCACTTGTGATATCATTTAACGGGTCAACACGACCAAATGTAGAACCAGAAGCAATATTTGTTCCGCCACCACTTGGGTCAAGAGCATAAATTGCAGCAGATCCAGATTCGTATAATGGGCAAGCCTGTTGTACAAATAAACCTAATGTAGCATTATATTTTTTAACTGATAGTGCTGCACCTTGATTTACATTTGAAATTTTCTGCCATACACTTCCAGTTGGATGTGGCTGAGTTTGTGTAGAACCCCAGCGTGGAGCAGAATAACTTGGTGCTGCCAAGTAAGCAGGAGCATAGTATTCAGTAGCAGAAATACCCAATGCTGTTAACGGTGTTCCTGTTCCGCCTGCTATAGAAATAATACCACCATCACCTGTACTGCCATCGTTTGTAGCAGTAGAATCAGCATATATGTATAGTTTACCACCAATTGTGGCAGCATATACACCAGTAATGTTTGCATCATTGATTGCAGTTGCAACACCGTCTACTGTATTGTTTGGACTAACAGGCACAGTAATTAATGAATCGTTTACAGTGAATGTATCACTTCCGGTTAATGACGTAGGTGCTAATGTACCTGCTATTGTAGGCCAAGATGTTTTCCAGTCGTCACTTCCAACTAATACCCAAGTATTGTATAAGTCTCCTAATTCAGTAGAGCTTGTTTGTGCGGAAGTTGGTCCACCACGTTTGTAGTAGCCTGGGTTAAATGTGCTAGTTGCTGTGACAGCATAATCGCCAATACTTCCAACTGTTTGTAAAGGAACTGTACTAGAAACTTCTAGTTGTGTTGTGCTTGTAATTACAATAGGAGCCTTAACTGTAAATGCACCAGTTGTTTGATTCCATTCAAAAATACCCCACTGTGAGTTAGTTGTATCTAACCAGTAAGTATTATTAGCAGGAGCACCTGTTGGACGAGTTAATGTGGCTGTTAGTTCTGTTAAGTCAATGTCAACACGTTGAACATAAACACGATTACTTGCACCTAATGCAGAGTAAGCGGCTAACAATCCATATTCGTTTAATTCGTAACCGTTAATTGGAGTACCAGCGGTTGTTTTGTAGAAGAATGGATTACCGTATGTTGCGGCTAAATCACGCTGACTTGTAATTAAATATACTTTGTTAGCATTAGCGGCCAATGTTCCTGGTGCTACGCCGGTTCCGGCTGCACTGGCTTTGTTTTGGGCTGTTGCCATTAAAATGTACGGTACTGAATTGGTAGCGGAAGGAATGTATTGACTCTCGTCAATGATCGTTACTTCTACGCCTGGTGATGTTAATGCCATGGTCTGGTCCTTTTCCTAGTTGCTAATATTTAGCACCTATTTAAAAAAACGTCTATTAGACTACCCTTTGGCAAAGGTTTTCAAACTAAATACACCATGGAAAGACCAATTTGTACCGCTTGTAATCAACGACCATGTGCTGTTAACTATCATCGTGACGGCATAGCACACTATAGAACACGATGCGACAATTGTGTTAAGAAACAACGTCGCATTAAGCCTGCAGTGGCTCGTTGGCAATCCGCTGGCTATAAGAAAAAAGCCACTTGTGATAGATGTGGCTTTAAATCAAAATATGCGGCTCAGTTATTAGTATATCATGTGGATGGTAGTCTACATAATACAAGTATAAACAACTTGAAAACAGTATGTTTAAATTGTACGGTTGAGATTAAGAAGTCAGACTTGCCTTGGCTACCAGGTGACTTGATGCCAGATCGTTGATTTGTTTAAACAGATCATCCATACTACCATTGTTATCTAGCACAGCATCAAACTTTGTGTTTACCCAGGAATACTCGCTAGCGTGGATATTGTCAAACTCTAGATTTCGTTGTCCCAGTGCCCATCCCATATTGCGATCACCTGCCATAAAGTTTTTAGCATGGATTAACCATTTAGGTTCTGGGCCGCGCTTTACACGCACTACAATGCCGCCTGATTCCTTAATTGATTTAATTTCATTGGGGAAACGGCAGTCACTAATAACAATATTATCTTGACTATTGCGTAGTTTATTTTCCAATGCCGCAATCCAAATATCATTATGGAATCCTCTACGACATACTTCTGTACCCCATAGTTGTAGCATTAGCCTAGGGGTTAAGTTAGGCATGTTTAGACGTTTCGCCCACCATGGATCAACTTGTTCTCTCCACTCTCTGGCTTGCTTTGTGCGCCCTTCAAGCATGGTCCTGTCCCAACCAAATACTTGTGCTACTGCGTCTTTAAGGCTATTAGCAAACGATTCTCGCCTAAATTCGTAAATGTTTACTAGGTAATCAGCAATGGTATCTTTACCACTTCCAATGAAACCACATACACCAATAATCATGAGATTTCCTTTACGTTTAAGTGTCTTAATGTTAATTGTAACATGTCAATTTGTCTACGGCAATCTTCTAAAGCATGGTGGCTCGTAGGAGGTTTTGGTAACTCTGGCCATAATCCAAATACAGTACGACTATCACGAACTACATAAAATAGCCACGGCAATGGTTTACTATAACTTTTGTATGCGTGTTCAAGAATATTCATATCGTATGTTGGACCTTGTGCCCATATACGCTTACTTTGCCATATTATTTTGCCTAGCTCGTCTAATGCTTGATCCAAAGGGATACGGTCTGCTTCATTGAATGCCTCATCACGGGCGGCTGGTGGTTGGGTTGCCCACCAGTCTATGGTGTCTTGCTGTATACTACGAGCTTCTTGACTTTCAAGATCAATGCGAGCATAGTAAAAGCGGTCATTATATCCGTGGCCCAGAGGGTCAAAGCTCTGTGCGGCAATGGTTAAAATTGTTGTGTCGGGACCTGTTCCAAGTCCTTCAAGATCGATCATTAAGTCTGCCATACATGTAGTATAACAGATTTATGACGGTTTGCCTAGCGGTATTTGTTCAAACGACCAATTAAACGGCTTGCTGTATTAATCTTTTTGGTCCTAGCGGCACGACGTGCGGCTGGTTTACTAGTTCGAGCACGGGTCTTTTTCATTCGTTCTCTTGCGGCTGCATTTGGGGAATCACTACAATCGCCCACTGTTGGCACTACTCTACCTTTGCGAGTACCGCTGGTGCAACGCCATTTCATAACTGGTACACCACCACGAGTGGTAGTTTTTCTGCGGGTCCAAACTAACTTATGTTCGGTTACAAACTCACTTGCTCTCATTATCCAATAACCCAATAAAGTGGTTCTGATCCATCAACATAGTTCTTGAGATCTAATAGCAAGTTATCCATCATTGCTTGTGCTTCTGATTTCATTGCGGCACCGTTTAATGCTGTACCACCATTTGGACCAGCAATTGACGCAAACTTTTCACGAGCTTCGCCAATAATCATTTTACAGTTAGCAACCATATAGTCACGCACCCATTGTGATATTTGGAAATCACGCAATAAATTAAATTCTGGCTTTAAGTTATAAGTCCATAACAATACATTTTCACCGGACCCGTTTGGATCACGGATCAGTTGTAGTTTTTTAGTAACAGGATTCCATGTAAAGTTCATATAGCCGCCAAACATTCTTGCGGCTAACTCTACGTATTGGCTGTAGAAATCGTATGTAGCAAGTCCACCTGATACATTAAAGTTCATTAAGTAAACGCTCATTTGAGCCTGGGCAAATGGATCAAAGTTTGACGCAAACGGTCCTTGAGAATTTCCAAATGTTCTACGGAATATTTGTTTAACTTGTATAACTTCTTGGGGCAAATCATAGATAGCAACACCATCTACTAACTCCAAATAGCTATAACTTTCTTCGTAAGCGTTCTGGGCACGTTGGCGATAAACGCCTAATGTACGTTGATAGGCCGCTTCATAATGTTCAGCATCTAATTCAAGATCAATAATTTGCGAACCCAGTTGTAGGCGCACATATTCAATAAGATTCTGCTTTAATGTGTTAAGACTTGTTTCAACTTCAATGGCCATTTAGGAACTCCGTTCCTAGTTATTTATTTAAATTATTGTCTCAACTGTTTTAGGCAACCAGTTAGCAAAATTTGTTGGCCATTGAAGTTGTAAACTAGTTAATAACTGTTGGTTGTGCTGTGCGGCCTGTAAACACCGTGCTTTTATTTGTTCAAAATTACCAGTTTTTAGTTGATTATATGAATCAATGCTAGACTTAATATAGGCTTTTATTTTTTGTAATCCATGCGGGGGATCTTGATACACATTATTATATCTGTGATCTATTAGATCATCAAGCACATCAAACCCTAATGTTTTTAGATGTTCTACCGCGCCGGTAGCCGAATATACTGTCCACGGTACAGGAGTCACAAGTGCCCTAAATATTTTCTCGCTAAATGCTATATTATCGTTTCCACTATAAGTTTCTATTACAGGAACTAACCACGCACTAATATGGGCGTCCTCGACTGACAGATTATGATTTTTAATAGGAATAGCGTTAACTACTTGATCTTTTAAAGGTACATATACTGGATCTAGCTGATCCAGTTGTGCCCAATATTTTGAAAAATTAAATTTAATATCGTCGACTGTGGTATTAGATCCTTGAGGATCCCAACAATTAAAATTAATATAATCTTGTTTTGTGATTTCTTCTAGATTGCTAGTTTGATTGATTAATTCAACTAATATCAATTCTCGTTGAGAATCTAATCTATTAACTGAGAAATTAAATCTGCGGATTGGATTCCATTCTTGGGATGCTGGAGTATAATTAAAAATACCAAAATAACTAGTTGGCAATTGAAGTATTTTATACTGAGGTTGAAATTTTACATGATTGTCGGTGATTACTATTGTATTATTATTGTACCAGGATTCAGGAGGGTTAGACCGATTACCACCGCATACGACAAAATCGTCAGCCAAGCAAACAATAACAGTTTTGTTGTCTCGATTCCATCGGCGGTTGGCAGGATCATTAGTAGTATACCCAAGATTAATTAGTAAACTAAAAAATAAATTACCAACAACGTGTTCGTGTTGCATACACAAACTTTTTTTAAAAATTTCGCCAGTGTGTGTCTGATAAAAAGGATCGTCAAACATTTTAAAGTCCTTTTCTCAGTGGGTAAATGGTCTCTGCATCATATTGTGTAGGGCAGAATTTGCATTGTGCTATAGGGTTATCAAGGTTAGTAAAGAATTCAGAGTTAAAGTTTTCAAAATTATCTACCGAAAGTGCCTGGTAAGATTTTAATAGTTGGCGATCGGCATCACTGATATCAAAATTGTGTTGTTCGTCAAACTCTGGC